ACCCCGTTGACCCGCGTGGTGGGTTTGGTGTGAAGCCGCTGTCGGACAACTACTATGAAACGATCAAGCTCGTGGCCAAGCTGGCCAAAGACTCGTAAGGTTACGGATATGTACTGGCAAATGTTTAAGGCTGACGAGGCCGACGGGAAGCCTTTTCGGCTACACCTGCTGTCTGAAGTTGGAGACCCCGGGGCTGGCCCGGGCACATCCTTAGGGTTCGTGGAACAGATGGCGCGGAAGGACGCATGGATGCCGGGTAAACGCTCGGATATCACGTTCTTCGTTCACATAAACGCAACTGGAGCCCATGCCGAAGTCCCCGATATAGAGACCGGCATGGCAATTATTTTAATGAACGCGAAAGGCAACGATGGAAACGATTAACCGACTGAAGGGGTGGTTGGGCAACCCCGCCAATGTTAAAACTCGAACCTCGTTACCCACATCATTCGACGCTGACTTCATTTTGCGCAAAGCGTTCGTTACCGCCAACGGCATCACACTGTCCATCCAAATGTCCGCAGCACACAACTGCGTAGTGAACGAGAGCGTGGAGATGTGGAACTGCCCGCCGAGCCCCATGCTGATGGCGTTTGGTGACGGCCAAGACCCATACGCATACGTGCCACTAGACGTAGTGGCTGGATACATAGACTCACTTGAATCACTAGGAGATAACCATGACTACAACTAACCATATCGCTGGCGTGGCCCGTGCTGCCATGCTCGTTGACCTGAACATTGCCATCTACTCGGGGCGTAAGCAAGACCGTGCAACGCAGGCCGAGGTCACGCTGGCCAAGGGCTCAGGCTCTAAGAAGGCTGCGTCGGTGTACAAAAATCTCTTCGCCGAGTGCAAAGAACTGGACGCCATCACCAAGTTCCAAGCCCGTGCACGTAGCGAACACTACCGCCTGACGCTGCCGTGGAACGACCGTGGTGCACGTCTGCTGCCCACTGTGTCTCTGCTGGACTACAAGCAGGTGATGAACCGGTATCAGCAGGAGTTCGATCGTCTGGTCGATGCGTTCTTGGTGAAGTACTCGACGCTGGTGGCGGCTGCTGCGTTCCAACTCGGTACGCTGTTTGACCGCAAGGAATACCCGGACGTGGCGCAGGTGGCTCGACGGTTCCGTATGGACATTGCGTTCGTGCCGCTACCTACATCGGGTGACTTTCGCTTAGATGTTGAGAGCGAGGTTCAGCGCGAACTCATGGAGCAGTACGACCGTAGGCTGGCTGAGCAGTTGGCATCGGCGACCAAGGACTCGTGGACTCGGCTGTTTGAGGCACTATCACGATTGAGCGATCGGCTCACCGTGGACGAAGACGGCAAGAAGAAAATCTTTCACGACACGATCGTGACCGGCGCCGTTGAACTGTGCGAATTGCTGACCGCCATGAACGTAACGCAAGACCCGCAGTTGGAGTCAGCGCGGCGTAAGCTTCAGGAAGTATTGTTAGGCGTAACTCCAAAAGAGTTGCGAGACGAAGACGGTACTCGTGTATTAACCAAGCAGAAGGTCGATGAGATTCTCTCTGCGTTTGACTGGGGTGATGATGCGTAAGCCGCCCGTAAGGTTACGGAAATACGATGCTTTCTTTGATTGGGGACAGGATGAATAACGATAGACGCGAGTTTAGGTATCAGGAGGACAAAAGTTCGTGGCACATGGCGATATACAGCTACGGCAACCCCACCGAACACAGCGACGGGAGGCTAGGGCAACAACCTGCATGGCTCCAGCTAATCCTAGACGTGGCCAAGGTCGGGGGCCACTTTCCACTGATGCGTGATGGCCCACCCGACCACCTTCTATGGGCCAAGATAGACGACGACAACAACTTACTGGAGATTACTTTCCCATGATTTACGACAACTTAAGCAATGAGGAGCTTCTAAAAGAAGTCTACCTAACACAGCACAAGGACAGGCTGCTGACCCTTGTGTGCGAACGCCTTGAGATGGCGATGAGGGAGGCAGCGGAGGCCGCTGTATATGCCCTTGATGTTGACGACCAAGTTGACCAGCTTAGCAACCAGATTGATGGGCTGAACTACGAACTAGGCAACCGTGACGATGAGGTATACGCGATGGAGAAGCGTATCTCTGACCTTGAATCCCAACTTGATTCCCTAACTGATGACTCGGAGTTTTGAAATGACATCTGCACTTGGACTGAAACTGCAAGAAGCTATTGAACGCGCCGAAGCCCGCAAGGCTATGGAGCAATGGAACGAACCAACTACACCTATGAACACTACACCTACACCTTCTATCTCCGAAGTTACATTTAACGCCGTGCGTGACAACTCGGGACTCACCAAGGCCAAGATCGTGGCACTGCTTGAGAAGCAAGGGCACAAGCCTACGTCCACTACGTCCATGCTGTCGATCATGATTCGTTACGGCATCATCATCCAAGAGGAAGGCAAGGTACTGCGTGCCGTAGGCAACAAGTACAAGTCACGCGTTGAGTTCAACCCACGTCTGAAGCAGAAGCTCGGACCAAAGCCAAAGCGTAAGGTTACGGAACAGAAGAAAGAAATCCGCATGATTCGTAGGCCAGCGCCCGTTGCAGAGGTACCCGATGTAATCAACTCCCCCGCGCACTACAAGGTGGGCAACATCGAGACCATCGACTTCATCCAAGCCAAGCTCACACCGGAGGAGTTCAAGGGCTACCTCAAGGGCAACGTGCTGAAGTACGCAAGTCGTGCAGGCCACAAGGGCAACGCTGTGGAAGACTCGGGTAAGCTGGCATGGTACGCAAACCGACTGGCAGAGCAATCATGATTCACGACGAGATGAAAGACCGCAGCCTATTCTGGGACGTGATGGAGGGGCTGGTCACCCTGTGTGCCGTCATCGGCACCATCGCTAGCCTATGCTTTATGTTCGGATACATCTGGTATCGCCCATGACTTGGCCCTTCCCACCACACCCAATGCCGGTGCCCGTCAATACGGCACCGCCTAAATTTAACCCTGAGAACCATGAAGAGGCCCCATTTTGAAACTCAACGCAGGCAACCCCAACTTGATGAAGAAAGCGGCGATGCGCGTGAACCCCCCGGCCACGCTGACATCGTTCACCAACACCACGGGACAAAAGGCCCATGCCAAGGAGCGCACCGGCTACGTACCATCAAGACGCGACCCCGATGCAGTGCTACCCGCCACGAACTCATTGTGGTCACAGCCAGTCTATAAGCCAGACCATAGCGGCTACCAGCGCCCCGGCTCTGACCACTCACACATCAAGCGCAGGGGGTTCTAATGAAACGACCACTTGAATCCGACTACACAAGCCACGTTGCGTATACCCGCGCACTTGAGGCGTACTGCGATAGCTTGGCACAGGACGAGCAGGAAGCCCTCTACGGCATGAACCAAGACGATTGGAAAGACGTAGTTGCCGCGATAACCAAGGTGCGTGATGGTAGGGGCATATACCTAGCGTGTCGCCCTGTGGATGTGTTTCAAGACTGGTTCTTAGCACTTGGTACAGCTAAAGTAAAGGGGAAGAACACATGAAGCACGAAAAAACATTTGCAGCAATTGACAATCTCAAAGATGTTGAACTGGAACTACACCGGCTAAAAAATGCGCTCGAGATAGCGAACAGAGCACTAGACGCGCAGCGCCCGTGGGTAGGGCTGACGGATGATGAAGCATCTTGGTGTCAAGCACCTAGCACCATACAAACATGGAAGCGAATTGAAACCAAGCTCAAGGAGAAGAACACATGACTGATCAAAAGAAACTCATAGCTAGCTTGGTGGAAGACTTACTCAAAGCGATTCACCAATACGATGGCGACCTGTACTTGGCAACCGTGGTTGGCTGCTTGGAGTTTGTCAAGCAGCAACTGATCGCTGAAGTAAATGAGGACAAGCATGACTAAAGAACAAGAAGCATTAAAACTGGCGCTGATAATTGATGAATTTGATGGAAATGATGAAAGTTTGCCGTTGGAATTGTTGAAACCCATAGCAGAAACATTAAGAGCCCTAGCACAGCCAG